AAGAAATGGAGGGTATGATGTCAAATACCGTAAATATAAAAAGAGCACAACAAGACATAGAAAAATTAATTTTAGACACAGAAAAGCTAGAAGACAAGGTTAGGGCAAATGGAAGTCATTAGCGTAATACTTATGTTTGTTTTTGGTAATATGAATGACCAAGCAACTCAAATGACACAATATGTTCCTATGAAATCATTATCATCTTGCATGAAAGAAGTAAGATTACTTAAGAAAAAAAATACAGGTTATGATAAGGATGCTTTTTGCGGTCCTGGTATTGTGCATATAGAAGAAGGTGAAGTAATTGCATTATATAATGAAGTACCAGCTGGTGCTAAATTAATTAAGAAAGATATAGATGCAGCAGCATTTGAAAGATGGTCTCTACGTGCCAAGGCTAAATGGAATTAGCATAAAATTTTACTTTTTTTAACATACTGTGCACACCATTGTTTCTACCTGGTGTTAACAGTGAATCAAGATTCATTTTCTCAAACTCTTTTTGATCAAACTTATTAATATCCTGGGCCCTAGATCCACTGTACACGTCTGCAATAATACAAACCATGCCCTTGCTAATCAATGCAGCTGAGTCAGCACTAAAGTATATTTTATCATCAACAAAATGCGGCACTAACCATGTCTGTGATTGACATCCAGGAATTTCAAATGATTTGTGTTTATGCTCTTCATTCATAGGCATAGAATTTTTTCCAAAATCCATAATCCATACAAACTTATCCTGATCTGAATCTATGTTACTTAGTATTTGTAGATATCTTTCTAGTTTTCTTTTTATCATCTTTAACTTCTTTCATCCAACTTTCTTTAGGCCCATAATAATATGCTGTTGTTTCTTCGTACGGATATACTTTTCTTTTTTCTTTATAACTTTGTAAAATATATTTAGGCATTACATTCCGGCAACATTTTTATACATGAAACAATATTTATTTTATCAACAACAGGTTCCTTGTATTCAATCGGAGGTAAATCTGTAATTTTAATTTCATCATTATTCTTTTTTATGTACGAACAACCAGAAACAAGCAAAACAAAGATAAAAAAGTAAAAACCGACTAAAACAGACCATACAATCACCCGGGTCATTAGTTTAAACCCCGCTAGCGGTGCCTTTATGGCCTCTTTTATTTGGCGGAAACCCTTGGTTTTTTTGTCGTAACTCCAAACAGCCATTTCTTCATTTTTTCGCCAATGATTCGTCATCTTTCATCTCCATCTCATCTATTGTCCAATTACACTGTTGTATTGCACCTTGAATTTGTCCAACACTTGACTCCATGTTTCTAATTGCAGCTTTGCCTTCATTAATTCTATTAATAAGATCTTTTATTTGAATTTCTAATTCTTTTTTTCTCTCTAATATTTTTTCTTTCATTCTATACTCCACATATACCTTCACACTCATCGGCAAATTCCTCATCGAATGTTTCGCCAAATAATGAAGCTTGTTTTTTTGGTTCCAAGAAATTTATATCACGAAGTGGTTTCGCTGATTTGTGCAAAAACAATTCTGATGTTGTATTCTTTAAACCATGTCTAATCTTATCGTCAACTTCACATGCATCTTCAAAATCTTCTGGATAATTCTTTTGCATGTTTTTCCATTGGTCGTTATGATGATAAGGGCACCCTATGCAAGATGATTTACCTGGCATGGGATGTTTCTTAATATCACGATACCACTGAAGACAATCCATACGTGACATCTTCATTTCTATTAAAGGCCAACGTGATGTTAACCATGGTAGCCTAGCGTTTTTCATGCGCATAGCTTCGTCAGTAGATATACCAATCCACTGTTCAACCAATTGTCCTTTTTTGACACGGTGCCGTGGCTTAATACCTAACAACTCTCTAATCTTTTTTTGAATAGGGATAACCTTATAGTCATGTGTGCACTGACGATAAAGCATCCCTACTTTTCCACCACCAGGACGAGCAGCAAACAACGGTGGGTTTGGTACACGTCCAGCAAACGATTTTTCCTCTTCTCTAGACCCTGGTTCTGGGTTCGCTGCTTTGATAAGATCCTCACGGATGTTACCTCTTTCCACAGTGATCAGCGGACAAATTGTTATTGCTTTCTTTAAATATTCTACATGTTCATATACAAATTTAGGTTCCCACCCAGTGTCTGCAAATATCATGTAGTCTGGTTTATGTTTTGTTAATCCTTCTTGCGCCATGAGTGCCAGACAGGAAGACTGTACCCCTGCCCCGAGTGATAATATGCGCATCGTTGGTTCGCGTTTGTTTCCTTCTTCGTCAAAGTATTCCGGTTCTTTTGTCGCTGCAACTGCTGCCATATTGTTGAGCTTTTTACGATCAATTTTCGTAGACATTTGTTCAAGTACTTTTCTTCTTTCAAATTCCATCTGCTCCGGATTAATAGCAAAGCTATTCTTTTTATTTTCTAATCTTTTTTTCCTTGTTTCTTTATTTATGCTCACTTAGCGTCTCCCCAGTTATCTTTAATTTTGTAATCAACATTAGACGGCACCTTTAAATCTATACATGTTTCCATCATATCTTTTATTTCTTTTGCCTCTTTATCAGATTTTACGCTACAGTTCAACTCATCATGAACCTGTATGAGAGGTATTATACCTAATTGCTCGTATATATCAACCATGGCTTTTTTAGTTTGATCCGCAGCTGTGCCCTGTATTAATCTGTTTAATGCTTTGTATGTTCCAGCTCTTTTTATAGAACCACCCCATTTTGTTGTTGCTTCATTATGTGGCAATGCTTTGTGAAATACACCAGCCTCATACCAAGCAGGTTCCCATAGATCAAATTTACATCTACGTCCTAGATATGTTCGCACAGATCCTATTTGATTTGCACGGTTCATCACAGCTTCTAACATGCCCTGCATAAAAGGAACTTTTTGTCTAAACTCTTTTAACATGTCTTTTGCCTCTGTAGGGGCTATATCTAAGTCTATAGCCATCTTTTTATAACCCATGCCATACATTACCCCTAGACCTATTGTTTTAGCTAACCTACGATCAATTCCTGCCATCTCTGCTGTCTGTTTATGAAAGTCTAATCCTTTTATAAATGCTTGTTGCACCTCTTCTGCTCCTGCATTTTTATTTAATATGGCAAAATGTGTTAATATCCTAGGTTCTTGCTGTGAGTAATCAGCAGACAACCAATACTCTCCTTCTTCTGGTATAAATATTTTACGCAACTCTGATCCGTATTCGTTTCTTATAGGCATCTGTTGTAAATTAGGAGCGTACATAGAAAATCTACCTGTTACTGTACCACCGTTATCGCCACGTATTTGGTTTATATGTGCATGTAATCTACCGTTGTGTACATATCTAGCAACACCATCAACGAACGTTCCTTGTAATTTATTTAGCACACGTGCCTTTGTTATCATGCGTGGTAATTCATGCGCATGTGTTTCAAGAAATGTTTGTGTAAAACTAGGAGCTCCAAGTTCTGTTCTAGGATACTCTAAATTAACGCTGTCAAATGCCTGGGCCACAGACCGTGCTGCATTGATTTGTACATCTTGACCTACTAAATCTTTTATTCTTTTTAAATATTGTTTTTCTTTGTTAAGTAATTTCTTTTTAAGGCCAAATGCTTTGTCCATGTCTACGCGCACACCACGTTTAGTCATGTTAAATATAACACGTATTAGCCTGCATTCTATGTCATATACTTTTGTTAAATCTTCTTTTTCTATTTCTGTAATAAATCTCTCGTGTAAACGCCATGTCAACCTAGCGTCAGCCTCTGCATATTCTCCAACAAATGATGCGTGCATCTTGTACATGTCAGCTTTAGGGTCTAAGCCTAGCTCTTCTGCTTTGGCTTTTAATAATGATTCATTTTTAAACTCACCTAAATACTCTGCTACCATGCTATTTAATGTAAAAGAATATCTATTCTCATTTAATAATGCAGCAGCTATCATGGTGTCGTGTATGTATCCTTTTACTTCTATTCCTAAAGTAGATAACCATCCAATGTCATACTGTGCGTTATGAAATACTTTTTGTATAGATTCATCCTCACATACCTCTTTAATGTAATCCACGA